CCAGGTCTTAACCGGATCGCCGAACTCGTTTTGTGTCTCTACCGGCCTCTCGATCAGGACGCGGCGGTCGAGTTTTCCGATTCGCATCTCCAATGTTCCCGAATCCACGGAAGGCCCAGCTCATGCGGCTTCTCCTTCCCATGGAAGTAAACGATCCGCGCGCCTCCCAGACCCTTCTTCTTGACGTGGCCTTTGTAGCTCAGAACGAGCCCAGGGAAGTGATCGTCGATGAATTCGTGAGGATGCCGCCTTATCCACTCCATGTCGTTCTCGCCGTTCCACCGCTCCCAGATGTGGGAGTAACCGGCGGGAACGAGGGAGACGCCGTTGCAGGCTATCCGCGGGCGGTACGGGTCGCGGGGATAGAGCGGAACCTTTCCCCGGAAGCAGTAGTCGGCGAGAGGATCGCAATTGCCGACAACTACCGTGTCCAGGCCCACGAGGATCATGGGCCGGTTCAGCTTGTACGGCTCTATGCAGGAGCCGTAGTCGATGGGCCTTCGTTCTAGAAGCGCCTGCTTGATCGGGCGGTTGAAACGCCTTACCCGGTCGACAAAGCAGACGAAGTCAAACGGGCGGTTCAGGTTTCTCCTGAAGCCATCGAATAGCTTTTCGACCCACTCTTCGGAGTATGAGCGCGAGAAGTCGTGGCTGTGTTCGTTCGGGTCCCAGAGGAGAGTCGCTACGACGATTTCTTCCATACGACTCTTGCCGGGTTCCCTACCACCGTGACGTGGGGCGGAACGTCTTTCGTGACCACGGCACCGGCCCCGACCATGGCATACCGACCGACCGTGACCCCGGGGAGGATCACCGCCGCCGCACCGATGGAGCAGCCCTGCTCAAGCTTGATCGGCTCGGTGACGTAATTGGGGTTCAGCGCCCTCGGGTATCTGTCGGCCATCGTGGTGACGTTAGGGCCGATGAAAACGTCGTCCTCGATGACCATGTGATTCGTGATGTGCGCCCCGTCCTGAATGCGGACGTTGTTCCCGATCCTGGTCTGGTGTCCTACGTACACACGTGAACCAATGGCGCAGTTCTCGCCGATGGTGACGCCCTCCCGGATGGTGGCGAACTGATAAACGTTCGTCTTATCCCCGATGACCGCGCTCGGGTGAATAACGGTCCACTCGTGAATCAAATGCCGAGCCCCACGCGGTAGAAGTTGAGCAACCGATCAACCGTCGGGTTGACGTATGACTGCGTGTCCTTCACGGCCTCGCGGTGCTCGTAGAGGTCGCCGATAACGAGCTTCATCGCCGCAATGATCGGATGCGGGACTTCGGGGGGGCTGCCGCCATATCCGGCCGTGTAGGTGATCTCGACGGCTTGCGGATGGCCCAGAGTATTCGGCCAAGAGACGTTGTATGCCTTGATGAGGCGGCCCGGGTTGCTCGCCGTGTCCTCGGTATAGTTCGACGGGTCCCACGTCTGAAGCGCGCCGCTTCCGTCGCGGTACTTCACCGAGTCGATCCCAATTAGGTTCGAGTACGGGAGCTCGATCACGTTCCCGGAAGGGAACGCGTCCAGATATAGCGTCAGCGACTTCTCGACGACCGCGAGATTCAGGTACTTCTCGACGTGCTCGCGGGCGGCGGTAATGAGGTCCGAAATAAGATCGTCCTCGGTGTTGTGGTCTACGCGAAGATGCAGCTTCGCCTCGGCGAGCGAGATAACTTCATCCCCGACCGAGTTGACCTTAACGGCCCATTGCACGTAGCACGTCCTCCAAGTTAGCTCTCGGTATGGTGAGCGCCGATTCCCGGGAGCAGTTGATCAGCTCAACACCCTCCTTCTTCAGCTCCTCGTACAGCCGCACGAATCGCTTGATCCACTGCTGATAGAGCATGTTCGACGGGTTGTTTATGGTTTCGTGGTTCCCGTGGAAATGGTGCTTCCCGTCTTTGTGCTGCATGTCGAAGCCGAGAAGCACGATACGGGAGGCCCCGAGGAGGTAGGCAAGGTTCGTCGCCTGGTAACCAGAGTTGCCACCGGTCGCTAAGCCTTTCCTCCCGAGGCCATCTTTGGCTTCCATTTCGAGGAGCGTCACGCCGTACTTCCTGGCCGCATCGGCCGACAGCGTGAACTTCCATCCCTTGAAGTTCTCCCAGTCGTTCTTGTAAGTACGCCACCATTGCTCGTCGGCGGCGTAGAGCGCATCGGCATCGGGACAGAGACGGACGGCGCAATTGACTACGATTACCCGTCCGTTTTCTTTCGCCTTCCGCGCGTCTTGTTGATTGGAGCTTGGTCCGCTGGCGATGACGAAAGCGGTTTCTCCACGCCAGCAACCATAGGGCAGTCCTGTACTACTCTCGCTAGTCCGATTGAGGTCCAATGCCGTGCGACGAAATCGGGAACGTCGAGCACTTGGCCGAGTTCAACGACACCCCAGATCGGGGAGATGAATTCGCGTTGTGCCCGAACCTTCATCCTCTACCACTCAGATCCGAAAGAAACGGGGGGCGGTTGCCCGCCCCCCTACCGGCTTACACCTTGAGGTCGCCGTAGCGGATCGAGGCCGGACGGTAGATCGCGAGCGCCAAGCGGGCCTCGGCGCGAATCGTGACAAGGTTCTTCTGAACGTTGTCGCCGTCCTGCTCGAACATCTCGACCACGACGCCCCGACGGTTGAAGACCTGCGCCGCAATGTCGAAGGCAGCCACCATGAACTTGCCCTGCGTCATCGCGTTGGTCACAACCACCGGATAGCCCCAGAGACGCGGACCAACCGCTGAGCCCGGATCGCCGAAGACGTACTCGCCCGAACCGCTCGCCTTGGAGCGCTCGATAGAACCCCAATCCACCGGGTTCAGGAGAATGGCGGTCGGCGCGTAGTCCGCAGCGATCACGGCGTAGATGGCGCGGTTGATCGAGTCGATGGGATCATCGCCGGTCACTGGGTTGAACGCCGTGTAGTTGCCCGTGTCCGTGAGGCCCGAGATGTTCTGGCCCGTGCCGTTGCCGTTCAGGAGCTGGGAGTCGATGCGGTACTCGACGCCGTAGCGCATACGGGTGTCGATGTACGACGCGAGCATCGGCGCATCTTCCAGTACCTGCTTCGAGGCCTTGATCCAGTGAGCCACGGTACGGACCGGTGCCGACAACAGCTCGAAGGTCAGGGACGATTCTGGCTTGCTCGCAGCCTCGGCCGTCTCGGCAGCGTTGTTCGTCCAGACGTTCTCGCGGGTGTACTCGATAGCATTCGACGCAGTAACGCCCGACGGGATCACGTCGCGCAGACGCAGCGCGCGGAAGGCCCCCGGAACGATGCCCGGAAGACGATCCGGAGCAACGATGGTGTTCGAGTTCTCAAGCGGCGAACCCTCCTGCCCAATGATCGTGTTCGCCTCGACGCGCATCTTCGTGGTGAAGCCATTCGCGTACTGCTTGTACGAGTCGGACTCGATCACGAGCTGGCCAAGGGTCTTCGGGGCCGTCTTGCCGATCTTCACGCCCTCGGCGAGCTTCTGCTCAAGCTCGATGATACGGGCCGAGTGAGCGCTGATCTCTTTAGCGAGAGCTTCGGCGCGCTCGATAACGTCCTTATCGGCCTTCTTCTCGACGACCTCCTTGAGCTTGGAGTCAAGCGACTCCTGGTTCTTCTTGATCGCCTCGACGGAAGCGTAAACTTCCTTGACGATCTGTTCCGGTGCAGCTGCCATTCTTGTTTCTCCAAATAAAAAAGCCGCCATTCGGCGGCCTTGGGTTGATACGGTTTATTGACCTACTGCACTAACGACGCGTGCAGATCCTGAAGGGCTTTCGCCCATGTATCGTCAGCGCTCGGCGTGACGGTTGCAGCAGCGCTCGGCGTGCTGCCTTGGACAGCGCTCGGCGTGTCCTGAAGCTCTTTGAAAAGCTGGCGGCGCTGAGAACGCGACACGCCAGCCTTTGCCAATAGGTTGTCGATGGTGTGAAGCGCTTTGGCCTTTCCGGCTTTCGCTTCCTCGACCTCGTCTATCTCATCGGCCGGAAGGAACGCATCGGCGAATCCTGATTCGATGGCCTGCTCGCCATTCAGCCAGGTTTCGGCGTCCATCATCTTTGCGATCTCCGCCTTCGGGAGGCCCGTGCGGTCAACGTAGATACCGGCCATCGCGTTGTCGAAGGACTCAAGCGCAGCCATCGCTTCGGCCAGATCGTGGCGGTTCCCGATCACAAGCGACCAGGAGTTATGGATCATGAGGAACGCGGCCTTGCCGATACGGATTTCGTCACCGGCCATCGCCACGATGGAGGCTGCGGAGGCAGCGAGGCCAACGACGTTTATCTTCACCTTCGCTTTGTGCTCGCGGAGCAGGTTGTAGATCGCCACGCCCTCGAAGAAGTCTCCGCCCGGGGAGTTGATGTTGACCGTCACGTCCCGGTTGCCGATGGCCCGAAGGGCCGCCGCAATGCGTCGTGAACTGACTTCCCCATCGAATTCGCCAATGGCCCCGTAGATGCTTATCGACGTTTCGTCTTCCTTCGCGGCAAGGGCCGGGTTGTACTTGGCGAGCGCGGACGCGGGAACGTCCCAGCGCAGCGATTCGGGGAGGCTAAGGGCCTCGATTCTAGGCAGCTTGCGAAGACTCATTGCTCGTTCCTCTGGTGTATGCCGCTCCCTGAGACAGCATCCGAAGCGGGACCATCTGGGCCTGCATATAGAGCTCGTCGCCGCCTTCGACGGGCGGCATGCCCTCCTCCCTGCGGGCCTCATTGGCAGTCAATAGACCCCCTGTGACGGCTTCTTTGAGCATCGTAATCCGATCACTTCGATCTGGGCGTGTGAGCGCGTTGAAATCGAATTCAATCTCCATGTTCCGGCGCTCCTCTGGCGTCAGCAGCGCCTGCTTCATGCTGGCCTCGTAGCGTTCGAGGTACGGACGGAGACCGAGCTTGTAGAAGCCTTGAACGATCTGCTGAATGCCGGAGCCCCAAACGGTTGTTCCTTCACGGTCGTTCACGAGGACAGAGGGAACCCCGAAGAAGCGGCAAATGTCCTCGATCTGGAAGCGGCGGGAGGCGAGCAGTTCGATATCCTGCGGCGACATGCTGACCTGCTGGTACTTCATGTCGGCTTCCAGCACGAACAGCCGGTCCTCGTCGCCTTCGCTGAGTTCCCTGAAGTTATCTTTGACTTTCTTCCGCTGCTCCGGGCTCAGGAGGCGGTCAATCATGAGAACGCCGGCCGGCTTGGCACCGTTCGAGTAGATCTTCGAGACGCGGTTCTCGGCGGCTGCCGCGATGCCGATGGAGTTTCTGGCGTAAGCAAGGGGCGACATGCCGATAATGCCGTTACCCATGAGCTTGACGTGCCAGATGCTCTTTTGCGAGAACACCGTGACACCCGTTCCATCGGTGTACTGGTAAGTGATCGTCCCGTCATCGAGAAGCTTTACTTCCATCTGCTGCGACATGAGCGGCAGCAGCCCGACGATCTGTTCCTTGTTGTTGCGCTGGATGATCGCGTAGGCGTTGCCCAGGAGGGCGAGCTGCCACGTCATCGTCTCGAAGAATTCCATCCGGTTCTGCCAGCGATTCACCTTGCCGTCGAAGATAATGCTGAGCGGATGGTCCTCGGCCTTGGTCTTAACCCCGTTCTCGAC